ATTCACGCTCTTCCTGAATTCAATGAAGATGAACTACCACTTAACCACTAGGTAACGCATGGCTACACCTGTAGTGAACGACCCTATCAAGAAAGACTTCCGTAAATTCCTATACATAGTATGGAAGACTCTTAACCTACCAGACCCCACACCCATTCAATACGACATGGGGAACTATCTCCAAGTTGGACCTAGGCGTTGTGTTGTTGAAGCTTTCCGTGGAATCGGTAAGTCTTGGATAACCTCCGCTTATGTGGTGTGGCTCTTGTACTGTGACCCTCAACATAAGATTCTGGTGGTATCTGCATCTAAAGAACGTGCTGATGCTTTCTCAACCTTTACTAAGCGACTGATAAATGAAATCGACTTACTCCAACACCTACGCACAAAGAATGGGCAACGTGATTCTGTCATTGCATTTGATGTTGGTCCCTCCATGCCCGACCACTCTCCCTCGGTTAAGTCCGTGGGTATCTCAGGTCAGCTTACTGGGTCCCGTGCCAACACTATAATTGCTGATGACGTAGAGGTTACTAACAACTCTGCTACTCAGACAATGCGAGACAAACTATCAGAGGCAATCAAGGAGTTTGATGCCGTATTAAAGCCTAGTGGTCGTGTTATTTACCTAGGTACACCCAGACTGAGATGTCTATATACAACCTACTACCAGAACGTGGCTACGAGATTCGTATATGGCCTGCAAGGTATCCAACAGACAAGCAATCAGCAATGTATCAAGGTCGATTAGCACCCTTCATAGAGCTTAATAGAGCCTCTCAGGAGACTCTTCCTACAGAGCCAGATAGATTCACTAAGACAGACCTAATGGAGCGTGAAGCTTCCTATGGTAAAGCTGGTTTTGCCCTGCAATTCATGCTGGACACTACACTAGCTGACGCTGATAAGTACCCTCTTAAGCTATCAGATTTGATGGTGACTGCGTTGAACCCTAAGAAGGGCTGGGCAGACTTAGCTTGGGCTTCTGGACCTACTCAGGTAGTAGAGAATGTGCCTATCGTTGGGTTCACTGGTGACAAGTTCTATAGACCCATGTGGATGTCTGATGACATGTTGGACTTCACAGGCTCTGTGCTTGCCATTGACCCATCTGGTAGAGGTAAAGACGAGACTGCTTACGCTGTCGTTAAGATGCTCAATGGTTACCTGTATGTCACTCGCATAGGTGGCTTTGTGGGTGGTTACTCGGACAAAACTCTAACCAGTTTGTCCACTGTAGCTAAACAAGAGTCCGTGAATATGGTGATTGTGGAGAGTAACTTTGGTGATGGTATGTATGTGAAGCTGCTTACTCCCATCCTGAATAGAATCCACAAGGTATCTATAGAAGAGGTCCGTCACTCCACTCAGAAAGAGATGAGGATGATAGACACCCTTGAGCCTGTGATGATGCAACACCGATTGATAGTCGATGAGAAGCTCATCAAGGAAGACTACGATAGCGCACCTGAACCTTCTTACAGTTTGTTCTACCAGATGACTCGGTTGACTAGAGACAGAGGAGCAATCATCCATGATGACCGCTTAGATGCTCTGAGTATGGCTGTCGCTTACTGGACAGAACAGATGGATGCTGACAGTGAATCTCTAGCTAGTATGCAAAAGACTGAAGCTTTCAACAGAGAGATTGAGAGGTTCATGGACCATGCTGTAGGACAAAAACCTAGAGGAATTACTTGGATGTAGCAAAGGTTGCACTAAGGGGGAACCCCTGAGATAGGACTCTGAGATGTGATGTTGTGTGATGGAACTAATAGTCCTAACCACAACACCATATCTCTAAGATTCCCTCTATTGGATGTCTATTGGTTATCCTTTATGTAAGAGCCAGGATTTTCCTTTTGATAATCCCAACTTTTGTTTTGGCGAAAAACTATGAGAGGGTGATTACGTATCGGGGCAGGCGGAAACCCCCCTCTTACCNATCAGAATCTTGAGGGGACCACTGCAGACTGTCCTAGGGATTGTCTAAGGGTCCACTGCAGGGCCTAGAACGCCTCATTTAAAAAGAGGATAGCAGCCTCTAATCATTCTTTTGATGGTCCTATTGATAGCTTTAAGATGGTCCGCTTGTTTTACCTATCAATGGCTAAACTATCGTTTTTGTTTTTCCTATTGATTCACCTATTGATTCACCTATTGANTNACCTATNGACCACTTATATAGATAAACTAATTGCACTCTAATAGTGTTAATACTGTAATAGTGTTTGTACTGCATCTAATATTCTGTTAGTTTTAACGCCTCGCTACGGCGACAGGGCAACAACGCCCATTATTTGACTACTAATAGGTGACACAATGAAAACAACAACTTTTGGAATTGAACAGAATTACAACTTAACCATGCCACTATCTACTGGCACTGTATGCACTCCCTATGATTCTCGAATGATTGAGCAACGAGCTGAATTGCAGGCCCTGATTGTGACTAGGACTAAACGCAAGCTTAAAGCTCGCTCTAAAATCATTCGTACCAACCAACCAGTACAACAAACTCCAACCTATATAGTGGCTATGGCTAGCATCATTGCACCATTGACGATTGTGATGATTGCAATTTCGCCATTATTTATCCAATTCCCAATTTCATAAGCGAGGCTTTACCCATGAAAAACACAATCAAGTTAAAAGCATTGAAGCAAGGCGAATACTTTAAGCGCAAAGAGACCTCACAAAAGGTTTTTATACGCCAGCATTTCAATCGTAAAAACCAATGGGGACCTGCCAGCATATGGTGTGGTGATTCAGAATCTATTGGTGATGGTATCGAACTCAATCCCAATACAATCGTTTTTATAAACTTTGAATACTAGGAGACAGACCAATGAATAAAGCAACCAGATTAAACATTGAACAAGCTATGAAAACCCGCGCCTCTAAAATGGGCGTCACAATCCTAGACTTTAAACCAACTCAATTTGATGATGATGGCTTTTTTGTAGTTCTAGCAATTAACACTAAACAAGAGTTTGTCACTTGGACTTGGGCAAATGGTGGCTTCCATCATGGGCACTATTTTGGGGGCATATTGTCTCGTGAAAATAGAAGTGATGCGCTTACTGACTTTTTAAAGCGTATCCATTAATTATTCAACAAAGGACCTTGATAGTTCAGGGTCTTTGATTGAGTTATTAATTTACTAATAACCAACAACAACAACAAGCGAGGCTTTACCCAATGACTGACCAACAGATAAATGAATACTACGATTCAAATCTAAACCTAACTCTTGCGGAATTATCCGCAATAACAGGTAAATCAATCAAACAACTAAAACGCATTTTAATGGGAGCATAACCACATGAATATGATAACCACTATAACCAATGGACCATCAATTAATTGTGAGAATCAAAAGCCTTCAACATCATCCTGCTATGTTGGCATTAACTTAGTTGATGTGATGCCATTACAAGCGATAGACAAGGCAATAGCTATTTTTGAGAATTCAACAAAAGGCATTAAACAAGATGCCATTGACTGGATTACAGGAAACAAGCGAGGCATTAAACAAGCGCGCGCATTTATCGGCCTGTCTAAAAATAACAAGATGCCAGCATATACGCTTGCGATACCTGCTAGGGAATCGTGTCCGCGTGGTGGCAAGCTTGCGAAAGTAGAAGGTACAGTTTGTCACAAGTGTTATGCAGTAAAGGGCCATGATGGAATGCAGCCTGCAATCACTGCTAAACAGCGTCGTTGGGATGTAATCCAATTGGCCCTAGAATCGACCATCATTTATGATTTATGGTTTGCAGCCTTTACCCTTTGCATGACAAAGGAATCCTTTTTTCGCTGGCACTCTGCAGGCGATTTATTCAGCGCGGCTTATGTTGAATTAGTCAAAGAGTGTATTGAAAATACTCAATGGGTTAACCATTGGATACCAACCAAGGAACCAATTCTGTCACGTCCACTAGCAGGCCTTGTAAATTGCGCCCTAAGATTGAGTGACGATATGGTTAACCAAACTAAGAACAAGTTTAAAGGCCTGACTAGTGGGGTCCATACGCCTGACAATGGCGGACGTGGGCAAGCTTGCCCTGCTAGTGAAAAACTGCAGGATGGTTGCCAAGATTGTCGCGCTTGTTGGTCCCATGATGTTGCCCACGTTTCGTATAATATTCACTAATTGTTTCAGTACAAAGGAAATTACAAGATGGAATCAATAACCATATTAAACATTGTTTTTCAGGCCCATACGTTCCCACTGCTAGCCGCCATTGGGCTAGTGGTCCTAGGAGGCATTGTAGGCCTTGCAGTCACTCTTTTAAGTGAGGACCTATAGATAGCATGCATTCACTTGAAGGGCCTTACAA